AGGTTATGGGGGCTCACTTACATTTGAGTTTAAAGAAGGTGGTACGGTAATTAAAGACAGAAATTATTTAAAGGGGAAATAAGATGGGATTAGGAGCAGCAAAAATGTTAAATAAAGTAAGACAAGTATTAAGAAAACCTAAAAAAAAGTCTTCTGCGCAAGAGTCGATGAATTATAGAAAAAAATTATCTCGCGAACAGAATAAACGAGCAAAAAATGAAGACTTATTGCCGGGGGAAACAAGACCTAAGAGTAAAGTTAAGAAAAAAGCCGACAAGGTAGAACAAATGTCTGACGCAAGACTTAAACGAGAAAAGCAACTAGCCAACCCATATTTAACTTATGAAGACAGAGCTAAAATTTTAGGCGGTTTTAAAAAAGGTGGTATGCTTAAAAAATCTAAAAAGAATATGACAAATAAACAAATAAAAAACCAAGCAAATGTGCGGCCTATTAAATCCAAAGAAACTTCTGCATCTTTTTTCTTTAAGGATGGTGAAAGACCTGATAAAGATATTAGGGGTACAAAAGGACGATTGGCTAAAATGGAAAAAGCTAAAGAAAAAGCAAATAAACCAGGAGGTAAGAACTATCCAAAAACAATGATGGCATCTAAGACTAGAATGAAACACGGCGGGTCTGTTAAAGGTAAATGCAGAATGGATGGTATTGCTGTTCGTGGTAGAACTAGAGCTAAAGAAAGAAGCAAATAATGAGCAATAAGTATACAACTAAGAAGAATGCTATTGCAGACTGTGATGTTTGCGGTTTTCAATTTAAACTTAGAGAACTAAAAGATTTATATGTAAGACAAACTAACACTAATATTAAAGCTTGTAAGGAGTGTTGGAACCCGGATCAACCGCAAAACATGCAAGGGATGTATCCAGTAGAAGATCCTCAAGCAGTGCGAGATCCAAGACCTGACCAGAGTTTTAATGAGAATAATATAACCGGGTCACGAGATATACAGTGGGGATATAACCCAGTAGGCGGAGCAAGACCTCCAGCTAATGAGTTTACATCTAATGATTTAGTAGTTTCCACGGTAGTGGCAGATGTTACAATAACAATAACTTAGGAGAAAGAAATGACTAAAGAAAATCAAACAAGAAAACCAAAAATGGTAGATGGATATGTACAGCCTCAATTAGTTCCTGTACCAAACTTTGCAGGCTATCCAGAAAAAAATATTAAAACAACAGGCGTAGTGACTCGTGGTAATGGCGCAGCTACAAAAGGCACAAAAGCTCGCGGTCCATTAGTATAAGGATAAGCAATGACTTACGCAGAACTAGTCGCACAAATACAATCGTATACTGAAGATGAATACTCTACAGTAGATGTAAACACGTTTATAACTCAAGCTGAAAACAGAATTTTTAATGGAGTTAATCTTCCAGACTTAAGAAGAAATGATACAGGTACTATTAACTTTGCAAACAAGTATTTAAATGTACCAGAGGATTGGCTAGCTACTTATAGTTTAGCGGCTATTGATAATACAACTAATGAGTATACTTTTCTTATAAATAAAGACGTTAACTTTATTAGGCAATCATTTCCTGATACTGATTCAGCTCACTACGGAAAACCACAATATTATGCTGTCTTCGATGATACAACATTTATACTCGGTCCTACACCTGATAAAGCTTATGGTGCTGAGCTTCATTACTTTTTTTATCCTGAGTCTATTACTACTGCCGCTAGCGGTACGTCTTGGCTGGGAGATAATTATAGCTCCGTATTACTTTATGGTTCATTGTTGGAAGCAGCTGCGTACCTCAAAGCCGACCCAGAAACAATAGCAAACTACACTAATAGATATAATCAAGCTATGGCAGAACTAACTAGATTAGGAGAAGGTAAGAATACTCGCGATGCTTATCGTAGTGGCCAAACTAGAATACCGGTTAAAGGTAGAAGAGGGAGTGCAGTCTAATGGCTTCAATAATACAAGGCGCAACAACAGGATTAAAGTATTTAGTATTAACAGGTGAATTAGATTTTAGTGATTCTCAAACATATAAGATAGCACTTTATACTGATGCAGCAGACTTAAGTCCAGGTAATACAGATACAGTTTATAGCACTACTAATGAAGTAGTAGGTGCAGGGTATACAGCAGGAGGGAATAATTTAGTTGTGGCTGATCCTGGATTTTCTTTTGAGCCCGTAGTAGGGTACGTTAGTTTTGGCAATACTTCTTGGCCATCATCTACATTTACCGCAAGAGGAGCTGTAATATATAGAAATACTGGGGGTAATGGCTTAAAATACACCGTAGCTGTTTTAGATTTTGGTAGTAATGTGACGGCAAATAATAATACATTTAATGTAACATTCCCACCAGATAACGCAACAGAAGCACTTATACGATTTGAATAAAAAGGAATAACATGACAGGATTTTCATCGCTTATAGCGGATGCACCAGAAGTAACAGTAGATAAAGTAAGACCGTTAGAAAAAGATTTATATAAAATGATGTGGGATAAACCAGAGTATAGACAAGTTGCTCCTGGTGAAAAAATAGCCCATGAGTTTTTAAAACAGGCTAAACCTAAACAAGGTGCTACAGTTTTAGATTTAGGTTGTGGTACAGGACGAGGTGGATTAAACCTAGCGTTCTTTGGTGGACTAGATGTGACTATGGTTGACTTTGCAGATAACTGCTTAGATGAAGATATAGTCCCAATGTTAGAAACACAGAAGCATGCGTTGCGATTTGTAGAAGCTGATTTGTCTCAACCTCTACCTGTTCAAGCAGCTTATGGTTTTTGTACTGATGTGATGGAACATATAAGACCCCATCATGTAGATCAAGTTATAGAGAATTGTTTATCTGCTTGCCAACATGTATTTTTTCAAATATCTACAGTTGATGATAAAGCAGGAGTGTTAGTAGGACATAAGCTACATTTGAGTGTGCACCCATATGAGTGGTGGCTTAAAAAACTCAAAGACCATAAATGTGTAATACATTGGTCTCAACAGACAGATAACACTTGTTTGTTTTATGTAAGTAATTGGGCAACAGGAGAAGAAGTAGTTGATGCAGGTACTGTAAATACAACTGATGATGAGATAAAGAAAAACGTAGAACACAATATAAAGCAAGATTATTTACAAGTAGAGCCACATCCAACTAACGAGATTGAAGTTATGATTGTAGGAGGAGGACCATCCTTACCACAACATATAGAAAAAATAAAGCAATTGAGGGCAAAAGGTGTTAAACTTATAACTATTAATAACGCCTATAATTGGTGTTTAGATAATGGTTTAACTCCTTCTGCTATGGTCATGGTAGATGCAAGAAAGTTTAATGCGAGATTTACAAAACCTGTAGTAGAGGATTGTAAATACTTTATAGCTTCACAATGTAACCCTAGTGTATTTGAGGGCTTGCCAAAAGATAGAACTTATATATGGCATACGCAAGCAGACTTATTAAAAGATATACTAGATGAGCAATATAAAACATGGTGGTCAGTTCCAGGAGGATCGACTGTATTGTTAAGAGCTATACCATTGTTTAGAATGTTAGGATTTAAAAGATTTCATTTATTTGGGTGTGACTCCTGTTTAAGTGAAGATGAAATGCATCACGCATACGAACAAGAAGAAAATGATGGACAGTTAGTTATGCCCGTAAACGTGAGCGGAAAAGTATTTAACTGTAACCCTTGGATGGTATCGCAGGCCCAAGAGTTTATTGATCTAATTAAAATGTTAGGCGATGAAATTGAGTTAGCAATCTATGGTGGGTTATTACATCATATTTTAGAATCCGGCGCATCATACGCCGATATAAAGGAGATTTAACATGGCAGCAACAGCATGGCAACTATATAACAGTGCCAAAAAATATATAGGTAATGGTACCATAACGTTAGGTGCCGGTGTTTTTAAAATGGTTTTAGCTGAAACAGCGAGTAATGCCTCTACTTTTACTTTGAGTACATATGCATCTGTGACAAATGAAATAGGAGCGGCAGGTGGATATGTTACCGGCGGCAGGGATTTAGTACCAGCAACAGCTCAGTGGACAGTAGGAGCTTCAGCTAAACAGCAGAAGTTTACTATGTCTGCCGTAGGTTTAGCATTTACAGCTTCTGGAGCTAGTTTAGTAAATATTAGATATGCGATTTTACGTAACTCTACTGGAGCAGCTGCAGGTAAACTTTTATGTTTCTGCCAGTTATCTAGTTCACAATTTACTGTAACAAGCCCTAACACATTAACTGTTTTACCTGCTGCTACTGGCATATTTACCTTAACATAAGGAGCTAGTAATGGCTACCGGCTGGGGACGAAATACCTGGAGCTCTGGCCCATGGGGCGAAGGGGACGTAGTATCGCTAGTTACAGGATCTGTAGCTATAGCAGGCATAGCTCCTAGTGTAGTTCAGGGTAAAGTAGTAACTCCAGGTGTAAAAGATTTAGTATTAGCTGGATTTGCACCAACAGTATTAGATGGAGCAGTAATAACTCCGAGTGTAGGAGCTTTAGCATTAGCTGGAATAGCACCAAGTATATTTGAAAGTAGCGTAATAACCCCTAGTGTAGGGGCAGCGGTGTTAAACGGATTAACACCCGGTGTAGTCCAAGGTAAAGTAATAACACCTAGTGTAGGCGCAGTAACACTAGCAGGGACAACACCA